ATATTTAAATTCTTCTACTTTTTTATAGGTTGTAGGATTTGCCCCAATAATATTATCAAGCATAGTATCAATAACGGTATCATTATTTATAGTATGCCCTACTAATCCAATTTCTTCTAAAACATATGTTTCCATCTAATATTAGCACACGATTTTACACCTCAAGGCTCATCGAATTCCCAATAACTGGAGCCCGTGAACGCCGGGCTCTACGCCCCGCTTGTGAGCCACCAACACTGCCAATATCATCTGTGGCCACAGAACGGGCCTCAGAGAGTCCTGAGTTTTGAGGGGGCGCCTCAGCCTCCGCCTTGCGTACATTATCAAACGTCTTTAAGATATCATCAACACCTGAAGGGCCCTTCATCTCACGACGGGCAGTTGCACGTGGCTCCATGGCAGCCACAGACTGCGGTACAGCTGGCATTGGCGCCGTCGCTGCAGAAGAGCCGAAGAAGGCCCCTGCATTAGGCACCTGCGTTGGCGCCGGCTCCGAGCCTCCCATTGCCATTGACATAAAGTTTCCAAATCCTGGTCCAGCCGACTTTGCCGCCGCCTGAGCGAATTGCCGAGCCATATCAGGATTCTGCTTTAGAATGTCGTCCATAGACGGCATCTTTGCACGAAGGAAAGTATTGCTCACGTGGCACATGAATCCTGAACCGGCAAGCGACATGATAAGGCGGGCCTCTGGGGGCATCTTCCCCTTTTCCTTGTACTTATCATAGAGTTCCTCGAAGATCTCATCAAAATCCTCGACACTCTCATGCACTGACTCGGACCATCCGTCGAGTTTTAGATCAAAAGGGTCAAAGCGGTCATTTAGCCACTGAAGGCCTGTGACGGCGCCAACCATCATCTGGCGCTGGAATTTGATACTGGTCTCAAGGTTCCGTGCATCAAGAAGGCGAGCATACTCCTGCTTCATTTCCTCAAGGGTGTTGTCCATTGTATAGCGACGGCTTACTGAGAACCCCTTTGCCTCAAGGCGCTGAAGCTTATTAACAAGGTCACTCTTCTCTTTTTGCTCTTCCTCAGGGGTTAGGCGGGGCGCAGGGGCCGGCGATAGCGTATTGAAGGTGCTTGTTGAACTCTGCGTGTTTGAGAAAAGGCTTCCTCCAGACGGTTCGGATGCCTTTGTGAATTGAATTTCAACGGGGGGCTGTGAGAAATTCGATGACCCTATATTAAGGGTTATTGGCTCTAGAGGCTCCATGGTATTCACTTCAATTTCAGAGAAGGCGCCTGAGTTTGACGGCGGATTGGCATTAATGGTTACACTCTTCTGGGAGCTTGATGAGTTTGTTGGATGTGCAAGCATGTTTAGACCGAGTCCATCGCGCCCCATATCACCAGTAACATCAATGTTACCTAAGTCGACTGACATAATATCCTGCGACCCCATTGACCGGGCAACGTTTTCCATTTCGTGAATTGTAAATCCACTCATCCTTCTTCATTTTGGCTCGGTCTTTTTAGATGGGCAAATCCGCAGACTAATTTAGTCTATCAATACACATACACATTGCATCGCACAAATCCGATTTCTTCTGATTCGCCTGCAAAATTGCTAGCCACTTTTCTTTTTCAAAAATGTCGGTAGTATCTAAAAAGGCCTGGACCCGTTCTTCAGAGGCCTTTTTTCTATTAGAATAGCCCTTATCACCCTTTGTTTCCTTGGAGGCAACACCTTTTTTCCCAGCATGTACAAAGCCAACATAGCGCTCACCAGGAACTCTGTCACGTAGCGTGGCAAAGAGTAAGATCTGCACAGATTTCATTGTTGGATTCTTAAAAGCCGGCTGATTCTCCAAAAGGATTTGGTTCGCCTTTTGAAAAAGTGGCGAATTAACATCTGTAAAACGTTGCATTGAACTGTGAATCATTGCAAGGTCCTCATTCTTTGACCGGGTTGCCTTAATAGGAACAATTGGCAGCGAGTACCGGGTTTCCAGAAGTTCCAAAAGAGATTTCTTATCTTTCTTTTTCGGATTTAAAGAAACACAAAGACCTTTGAGAATTTCCAGGGACGGGATACTTTTGCAAATTGTTCCATCCGAATTTTTCAACGGGGGAAATTGTTCCGGGCAACATTTTGCACAAGTTGGGGCTGATCCAGTCCGAACATAATTCGCCTTCTTCTTGCATTTACTGCAAATTACTTTCAGACCGTTCTTGGCAATTTGCGTGGACGTTTCCGCCAAAAGATCATAATTATCCCAGCCAAGAATTGTCCATTTGGTTCCAGCCTTTGTCATAAGACACCAGGCAAGATTTCTAATACCAATATCAAATGCTAAAACATGGGGATATGTTTGTAGCATTTGCTATTCTATGGGACTATGTCTTTATACGGTGGATTAATAATAGGCGCTACTCATTTCAAAGTCGCCTCTAAGACTGTTTCTGCCAGCCTCATAATTTGTTGTACCGTTTATATGTTCTTTTTCAGGCTTTTTAGGGTTTATTACACTTGAAAATGTTCCAAAAAGTTCCGGGACACCTTCATTTCGTTCAACACCTAGTCCGCCTTCAAATCCTGTTGCTACCCATGTGCACCCGCTACGCTTGCATGAAACAGTCGATTCTGGGGGTGGAACAACATTCTTGTCAAAGGGAAAAATGGAACCACTTGCAATCATTGTTGCATGTCTTGAATAATCAATAATACTATTTCCATTGCGCTGCATCCAAAGAGTTGTAGGATATTGTTTTCCTACAGGGATATTCTTTGAACAATGACTATTGTAATCAGTTACCAGACGACCATCTGACATGGCACCTGGCCAGGCTGGGAAACGGCTGTCGGGGGCCGGTAAGACATTGTTTCTTGTATTTGCTTTAACAAGTGGAGAAGTGTTTTGAACAGATCTGTAATAATTGGGTTCTGTAGTAATTCTGAAAAGTTTTGAATCCATCGTAGTATGCTCTCTTTATCAATTGGAAACTCCTTCGGCAAGCTGATCCTGAGAGTCGCCAGAAACAAGAGAAGCGCCTTCCATTGATCCTGCAGCGCCACCAACGGGTGCATCCGTTCCTGTTTCAGGTAGGCCAGAAGTATTCTTGTCAGCATCTCGCACTAGAGTTAGAAGTTGCTGCTTTGTCGCCCGCTTTGTTACCCGAAGACCCTTCTTCTCCGCAACTGCAACAAGTTCATCACGAGTCATACTCTCATAGTTTACAAGAGTCTCACTGGGACCTGTAGGAGCCGGTACACTATTAATCTCCTCGGCATCAATGACTGCGTTCTCAATTGTTGAGGCATAGTACTCTGTATCATCCTTGGCTACATCAGTAAAGGTAGGCTCTACAAGCTCGGGCTTCTTCTCCGATTCATGCTCATGGTGAATTTCCCGCTCCATTTCCATCGACATCTTAATATCAAGAAGTAGGTTCTCCATTAGACCGAGTTTGCGCTCCGAGTATAGAAGACGAGAGTAGAGGTAAAACGTTGATGCAGCGACAACAATAAGGAAAAGTACTCCCACAATAACAACTTCCGCCATTTCTTCTTTTAAGCGATGTTTTCAACCCGGGGTACAAAGCGCACACTATAAATTAAAGCGTTTCCATATGGAGTTTACACTGCTCACAGTACATATTCCAGGCTGTATATTAAATTTATAGTCTATATCACCATTCGGTTTAAGAGTCGCAAGACAACACAAGCGTTTTACAGATTCGGGAGCATTTTCAACAAGTGAAAAGACGTGCGTACTTACAATTGTCAGCATTGAGTCCGTTTTCCAAAGGCGATTTAAGAATCTTTCAGCCGTTCTTATTCCGTCTGGAGGATTTGTACTGTGGAAGAGTTCATCATATAGTACAAGGCCGGGTGCACCAGAAGTATTGTCCCGCTTTAAAAGATTGGCAGCAAACCAGACTTCCGTTTCAAACATTGATAAATTGCCAGGTGCATCTTGTAACCGAAGTCCAGATGAAATCCAGCCAAATCTGCGAAGGGTGAGACCTTCTGCAGGGGCGACTCCATAGGACTGTCCAATAAGAACACCCTGTAGGATTGCCCTTAAAAATGATGACTTTCCCCCTCCATTTGGACCTGTTAGTACTGCATGATGGGATTTAATATCGAAAAATACTGATGATGGGATGCCATTATCTCCTAGAGAAATATCTTGTAACTTAGAGGCGTGGAAAAAAGGCCCACCCGTTTCAATAACAAGAGTCTCCTTTAGAATCGGAGACTGCGATAATCTCCAGAGGATTTCTAATTCGGCCATATCCTTCATACAAAGATGAAAGCGCTCATGTTCTTCCATAAGAATACGAATGGCACGTCGAGGATCTTCTGGGATTGGAGTAAGCGACTGGCGAAGTAGAATTTTGATATTATTCGCCTTGCACTCCTCATTAAATGCCTCATAAAGTCCTCTTAATTCAATAATTTTGGCGCCATTTGTACAGGCCGTTTGGTCCGTCTTATACAGGTGCATTGCATTTTGAATAGGCTGTACAAGTGACTGTATAAATGACATTCCCATAAAGATAGTTTGCACAATGCTACGTGGTGTTAAAAGACTCACATTAGTCTCACCCTTTAGAGGGCCTAAAGGGTTTCCTGACCACATCATTTTCATGAGAGTTCCATATTGTTCTTGTGAAATTGGAAGTTTGTACATGAATTTTAGAAAGATATAAGGAAGAATCCAG